TCATCTCAGGGTTTGGCTCGTCATGGAGCAGGTAATACAGCGGGTGGGTCAACGCTTTTTGTTTGCCTCCGTCGTCTTTGTACCGGTACACATGCAGTGGAAGCCCGGCGATGGCCTCCGAGAGTATCCTTACACAGGCATACACCGCCGTTGTCTGCATGGCCGTACGCTCATTGACAGTCTTTCCGCTGGATGTGCCGCCGAAGAAAAAACTGTATGCATTGCCGAACAGGCTGTTTTTCGGCTTATCCCTTGCTTTGAACATGCGGGAAAAGATATTCATATAAACAACAACCCCCTTTCATCATAGACCGAGCCGGTATTCTCCCCGCTGTGCCTTAACGCACGGTCAAGCGCCATAATGAGCGCGACCGCGCCGTCTATTCTCTCGGTGGACTTTTCCTTATCAGGCTTGATATTACCGGCCGGGTCGGTTTTAACAAAGATATTATCCATCATCCAGCGCAATACCGGATGTCCGCCATGAGCTATGCGCTCCTCCAATGTCAGCTTCATCAGCTCTTTAGTGGGCGGCGACATATCCTTGAAGCCCTGACCGAAGGGAACGACCATAAAGCCCATGCTTTCCAGGTTCTGCGTCATCTGCACCGCGCCCCAGCGGTCAAAAGCAATTTCCTTGATGTTATATCTCATACCGAGCTCCTCAATAAAGCTCTCGATAAAACCGTAATGCACCACGTTGCCCTCAGTGGTGTATAAAAAGCCCTGCCGCTCCCAGACATCATAAGGCACATGATCCCGCCGCACGCGCTGGTCGATATTGTCCTCCGGAATCCAGAAGAAAGGCAGGATCTGATATTTGTCCGGTTCATCCAGCGGGGGAAACACCAGCACAAAAGCTGTGATGTCCGTTGTGCTGGATAAATCAAGCCCGCCGTAGCAGGTTCTGCCGTGCAGGCTGTCGGCGTCGACGGGGAAGGCGCATTTGTCCCATTTGTCCATGGGCATCCAGCGTACCGATTGTTTTACCCATTGATTTAAGCGAAGCTGACGGAATAAGTTCTCCTCCGCGGGATTCTGTTTGGCGTTTTCAAAGGCCACCCTCAGTTTTTCAATATCCACTGTAATGCCCAGCGAAGGATTGACCTTCTTCCATACCTTTTCGCTTGTCCAGTCGTCGGTATCGGCCGCGCTGTAGATAACAGGGTAGAAAGTCGGGTCTATCTTGCGCCCCTGCAGGATATCCTCCGCCTTCTGGTGCACTTCCCAGCAGATGGAGTTCCTGTCGGTGCCAGCGGTTGTAATCAGGAAAAACAGCGGTTGCTTTCTTGCGTCGCCGGAACCTTTGGTCATAACGTCATACAGTTCCCGGTTGGGTTGCGTATGAATTTCATCAAAGATGACGCCATGGACGTTCAGCCCATGCTTCGTATACGCCTCCGCCGAAAGCACCTGATAAAAACTGCCCAGCGGCTTGTAAATCAGCCGTTTTCTCGACAATACCGGTTTAATCCTGGACTTTAACGCCGGGCATTGCTCCACCATGTCCACCGCCACGTCAAACACGATGGACGCCTGCTGCCGGTCTGATGCGCATCCGTAAACCTCGCCGCCATGCTCGAAATCGCCGCAGGTCAGGTACAGGGCGATGGCCGCCGCAAGCTCGGAATTGTGGGTAGGCACCATGGAAGGCCCCGCCAAATACTGGCGGGACGGCGAGCTAACCTGAATGCACCGCATTGGTATGCGCTCCTTTACAGGCTCTATGGAATGGATGTAGTGGTAATTGGAGCGGGTCGGGGATGAGGCCGCTTCCTTGCGGCGGCATAGTTTCCTCGCAAGCCCGCTTGTGGGCAGATCGGCAAATGACGTGAACCTGATTGTATAAAGCGTTCTGCCGGTAGGCTTGCCGCAGCGCATTGACGGGCTTTCCGTCATTGAGTTTTTTATGCCGAGGCTCCACAACAGTTCACGGACGTCCAAAGCAAGCCGCTTTTCCGTGCTGACATAGGTGCTTTGCGCCTTTAGTTTCCCTATGCAGCCGTCGGAATCCATAAGCCCCTGCAAGAGTTCCCAGCGCTGATTTTCGGAAGCCCTTAAATACTCCAAAGGAATATGCTTGCTGTGATGGGACTTTAACAGCACGCTTTTCAAAACGGGTATGCGCACAACCACACTGTCGCCGACGTTTTTCCATAGGGAAGACGCCTCATATGGTATCCTTTTAAGCACACCCGCGACGTCGCATGTTCGAATCGTTACCTCCGGCTTGGTGGCGCACCCGTTCCCCAGCCAGTAACCATAAAGATACGGATCTACCGGCAGTTTGGCATCCGGCAGCTTCAAAGCGCCTGCAACAGGTATTCTGTATATGGAACGAAAAGGAGCGTCCTTGTGGCGTTCACGATAAGCGGAAAAGGCCTCATACATCTGCTGTGTTTGAAGAAGCCTTTCCTTTCGCCCATTGTTAATGACCTGCACCTTCCATAAGTGCCTTGCTCCGGCAATGATGGATCTGCCGTCGCCGAACGTAAGCCTGTATGCCTGCTCGGCGTCATCAATCTCGCTGAGGGCAAGAACATAGCAGGGGTTCCCGTTTTCATCAAATACAAGGTCGCCCTGTTTCAGTTCCCCCATCCGCTTCCAGCCGTCCGGCGTGGGAATAGGCGTGTCCAGGGCAAGCTGTTTCCCCTGCTTTTTTGGGATTTCCACATAGGCGGTGTTGAACTGCCGGTACCCGTTCGGTTTTAAGATTCCAAATATATCCCGGACAATCTGCTCCTGCCAGTCGATAAGCTCAAAGGGCATCCCGTACCATTCGCCCTTGGTATGCTTCAGGCAGTTTATAAAGGCAACGGCGGCATCCGCCGCTTCCTTGTCGTATTTGGAGCCTTCCGCCATAAACTTTGTTGGTTTATACCGCTTTAACTTCCGCAGCTTTGCCGCCTCCTTCCTTTGAAATGAGCAAGAAAAAAGGAACCTCTCACCGAAGCTCCTTTATCAAGTGGATTTCTATGAAATTATCTATGCCCGCGGCGTTTTCCCTTATATGTCCGGTTTTTCTGCCTGCGCCGCAGAATCCCGCACCGCTTTATTAAGAACGGATATGTCAAATCCCGCGTCCATATATCCCTGCCGGATTACCTCGTAATAATACCGGCCCGGCGTTCCCAGCGGCCTGCCTTCATTCATGATATATGCCATGGCTGATACCCACTGCCCTTTGAAACGCACCTTAACCGTTTCCTTCCAGTAAAGCCGCGGATAACCCTCATACCGGTCCAGCGCTTCCTCGTCATAAGGAGTGATTCTCCAAAGCAATACCGGCACGATTCCGCCTTTTTGCCTTTCTATTGTCGCCACCGCGCCGCCGTTCCCGCCCCGGAAAAATAGTCGATAGCCTGTGAGTTTCGCGCTCCCCAGAACCTGCGCAGTCGGGCAGCGGCATGCCATCTGCTTCAAGTTCAGGTTGCTTCCGTATGCCAGATAAATTGTACCTTTTTCCTTGTCCATCGCATCTTCCTCCTTGCGTTTCCCGCAGGATAAGGGGCGGCTGTCCGCCCCGATCGCCCGTTTACCTATGCCGCCCGAAACCGCCATGCCGCGTTGCCGTCCAAGTGTTTGCAAAGGTGCTCCCGGCAGTTTTTGAACTCGTCGCCGATAAGCCCGATGCGGTTTAGGTAGGTGCGCATGGCGAATTTTTCGTTTTCGACCTGCGGTTTCTTGCTGCTGGCGCATTTTTGCGTCAGCGCCTGATGGTTGAGGGCCAGGGCGAGCACTATGTAGCTCCTTATTTTCCCGGCGTGGAGCTCGCTGTTGAAGCCGCGGAGCTCGATCGTCCCGTTGCCGTTGAAAAAGCTGTGCAGGTTGAGAAAATGGTACCTGCTGTTGTGGTAATGGGTGCTCCGGCTTTCGCTGTAACCCTCATACCAGATGCTCTCGATGGTCGCCATGGTCTTCGGCTTTCGGCGGTTTATCTTCTCCACCAGCGCCGCGTCCATCTTCTTGCAGAACCTCATTCTTTCCGGTTCAATCTGCAGCGCCTTGTAGAGCAGGTCGTTCTTGCTGGCAATGATGTTGATGAAGTTGCGGATGCTTCGCGGCGTATGGTTTGCGCTGTCAATGTGAACATGAATACCACAGCAGCTCGGCACCGCAAAAGCGCCTGCTTTGCGGAGCCTCCTGATCAGTTCCTGCAGGATTTTAATGTCCTCCCGGTAGGTGAGTATGGGGCTTACCAGCTCCACGCTGTATTCCCGGCCCGCCTCCACAATCCTGCCGCGTTCTTTTTTCTGCGTCCGGATGCTGCCGTCGCTCATAAATTTCCAGACCCGTCCGTCCGGCGCGATAACTTTCTGCGTGTTGTAATAATCGTTTCCGCTTTCGATCCTCCCGCCCAAAAACTCCGCGGCGACCTTTGCCGCCTGCGTCCTTGTAATCCCTGTAAATTCAACCTCGATTCCAAATCTCGTTTCAAGCATTGTGCTTTTCTCCTCGCTTTCTCTGTGTTTTCTGCCCTTTGGCAGTGTACATTAGGCCATGGAAAACACAGGATAGCAAGGCAATTCTGCATGAGTTTCCGCCGGATTTTGGGCAATCTTTCGCATCGGAATTTGTGTACATTTGGGTGCATTACAGCCGCCTGATCAGGTCTTCACCATAGGCAACGCCGAGGGTTGAACCGCAATCCCAATCCACAAAAATGGTGCCGATATCGTCCACAAAGGAAACGGTGCCTTGATCTCCCGGTTTCAGCGCGGCATACGGATCATTCATGCGGATGAGCTCGACGCGCGTTCCCGGCGGGTATTGCTCCCGCAGCCGGAGGACGGTTTCCTTTGGCGGAAAGCCGTTTTTGTTCATTCTTCGTCTGCCTCCTCTCCCGGATAATATGCGGCGTATTTGGGATAATCCGTACCGTCCGGCATCACCAGCACTCCGTCCGGCTGTCCCCGCCGCCGCACCAGCAGGCAGCGCCATACGCCGTCTTCGCCAATGCGGCAAAGCTCCTTGTTCTCCTCGATAAACCGGCGGCCGACGCACAGATCGGCAATGAAATTCTCATAGTCAATCTTTGAAAGCTCGATGGTTTTCACAACCACATAGGGCTTTTCCTCCTTATGCGGATGCGGCTTTCTCAAATCCTCAACCGCAAACGGACGCCTGACAAAAAAGGCGGTGTTTTGAAAATCATTCATTTTCATCCGCCGCCTTTCCGGTACGCCCCGTTGCCGGACAGCCTTGAAAGCAATATCCTGCGCTCGGTTCTGAACTCATCCCCGATAAACCCAAGCCGGAGCAGGAAACAGCGGAAGGCATACTTTTCATTGTCCGCCGGTTTTTCGGTGCGCAGCACGCGCTTCTGCGCCTTGGCCTGTTCCGCCATCTGCCTTGCCAGCGTAATATTCGTCTGTACCTCGTCGGCATTCAGGGTCGCGTTCCAGAACGGGAAGGCAATCTCGTTGTTTTCAGCCGACACTTCAATGTCACAGTCAACCGACAGCGCTTTCTTGAGCAGCGTTTCCTTGCTGGCCAGCATATTTTTAAGGTTTTCAAGATTCGCCTCGCCAAAGCCGTATAAAGAAAGCACAATCGTCATATTTCCCTCTGCGGACAGTCCGGCGATATTCAGCGCGTCGATCACCAGCCGGACGCTTTTGATTTCATCAAGGCCGATTTCCGGCGAATGCACCATGCTGTCCCTGTCAACCGTCCAGCCGTTTGCCTCATACGCAAAACCCGGCGCTCCGGCATAGCGCACCTGGCCTCCAAGGGCCTCGGCGATTATTGCGGCGATGACTTTCCTCTCCTGACCGGCAGCCTTCTGCGAAAAGCGGAAACTGTTATTCCTCATTCCGAACACCTCCCTCCGGAAAAGCTGAAATTGCTCTGATGCTCATAAAAAACCCCACCTTTCTTTATTGGCGGGGTACATTAACGCTCTGTTTTGAAGAGAAAGCAAGGACATTTTCAAGCGATCTGTGTTTCTGTGTAAGGGATTTTTTCATCCCCGCGCAGCAGGAATGCGGCGTTATCCCCGAACTGGGAAACATAGCGCTTTGCAATCACGTCACAGTATTTAGGGTCAAGCTCCATCATGAAACAAACCCGCCCGGTCTGCTCAGCGGCAATCATTGTCGTGCCTGATCCGCCGAACAGGTCAAGGGCCAAATCTCCCGCACGGGAACTGTTGAGCATGGCCTTTGCCACAAGCGAAACGGGCTTCATGGTCGGGTGCTCCTCCGACACTTTCGGGCGGGGAATCTCCCAGACATCCGACTGCTTGCGGTCTTTCAGCGGGCATAGGCGCGTCCCCTCAAGCCAGCCGTACCAGATCGGCTCGTACTGGGTGTGATAGTCCTTGCGGGATAATACCAGACTGTTCTTTTTCCATATAATCGTGCTTGACCAGTGGTATCCCGCCTCCCGCAGGGCGTTCATAACGTTGCCCCATTCCTGCGCGGACATCACCACATAGGTCATGCA